AATTTAAACAAGCTCTTCCATAAGTTAATGCAAATCCACGAAGCATCTGATGCTTCTACTCGTATTGCTATCTTTAAGAAAGAAAAAGAAGCTGGTTTAAACAAAGGCATGACCGAAGAACAGGCTGTTAACTTCGCTGTTATGAAGGCACGTGAGTCAATTAATTTTATGATTCATGGCAACTCAAAAAGTTTAAACGCTATGCGTCAGATGATTCCGTTCCTATCTGCGTCCATCACTTCTTTGGATACTGTATACCGTGCAGCTACAGGTTACAACTTGCCACCAGCAGAAAAAGCTGCGGCACAGAAGCTATTTAAACAACGTGCTGCGTTAATGATCGGCAGCAGCATTGCCTACGCTATGTTGATGCAAGACGATGACGAGTACAAGAAGTTGCCTGACTACATCAAAGACAATAACTGGCTGATTAAGAACCCGCTAGGCGAAGGATTTATTAAAGTGGCAGTTCCTTACGAGGTTGGATTCTTATTCAAGACATTGCCAGAGGTGGCTATACGTGGTTTGTATGGCAATTCAACAGGCAAAGAAATGGTTAAGTCTTACAAAGACGGCTTCTTGCATAACTTACCTACTGGTGGAGTACCTGTACCGCAAGCCGTTAAACCAGCTTTGGAAGTCATCACTAACTACTCATTCTTTACTGGCAATCCAATTGAAAGTATTGGCGAAAGCAGACTACCAATTGAGATGCGTGGTAGGAACGCAAGCGAAACTGCCAAGCTCCTCAGTCAAGCTGGTTTAGGTGCAATAGGTCTATCTCCCGCTAAGATTGATGCTCTGATGCAAGGCTACCTTGCAGAGGCTGGTACATTTACATTTACCTTGGCTGATCAGCTTGTTACTACAGTACAGGGCAAAGAGCCTACCTCTAAGAACTTGGCTAAACAACCATTCTTCAAGGCATTCTTAACCGATCCTAACTCTAATAAAGCCGTTTCTGACTTCTATCAAATAGAGCAGACCGCCAATCAAGTGGCTCAAGAGTTCAGCACAATGACTAAAACTGGCTTGGGTCAACAGGCAGTAGACCTAATGCAAGATGAAGACAAGCGTAAGCTCATGGCATCTGCTCCCGCTTTACGCAGAGTAGCTACATCCATGACCGCTATTCGCAAAGCAATTGAAGCCACTAATAATAACCAAAATATCCCGCCTGATGAGCGTAGGGAAATGGTTAATAAATTGACCGCCCAATACAATCGGGTAGCAGAACAGGGTGTCAAGTTAGCAAATACCCTAGGTATTCGATAAATGATTCGCATTTGTCACAATATAGATATATGATGTACGTGATTTATTGTTTTAATTCAATAATTTACGGAGGCTTCTTGTGACAAAATATTTCCTTACGGACGACCAGTTTATAGAGTCGTGGTTAAAAATAGGTAGTCCGCAGAGATTTGCGGCAGAACATCGAATGGATGTCCGTTCTGTGTACAACAGAAGGCGATCTATTGAAAATAGATTAAAGATTGAGCTACCTACCCTAGACGATAATAGGGTTTCACCGCTTAAAAAATTAGAACAAGTCATAGGCAACGCTAGACGTGGCATAGAGATGGAAAAAGGCAGAGTTGTCGTGTTCTCAGACGCTCATTTTTGGCCCGACCAATACACTACCGCCTACAAAGCTTTACTAATGATCATTAAAGAGTTCCGCCCTAAAGTGGTTATTGCTAACGGAGATATTTTTGACGGCAGTCAAAACAGTAGGCATCCAAGGATTGGCTGGACTCACAGTCCCACAGTCAAGGAAGAGCTAGAAGCCTGTCAAGACTTCATGGGCAACATCCAAAAAGCCTCTATAGGCGCTGAACTCATATGGACGATGGGTAACCATGATGCCCGATTCGAGACGTTTCTAGCCGCCCAAGCACCTCAGTATGAAGGTGTATCAGGGTTTACCCTTAAAGACCATTTCCCGCATTGGAAACCATGTTGGTCATACTGGATAAACGAGGATACGTGTATCAAGCATCGCTGGAAAGGCGGTTGGTCTGCTGGTCGTTCAAACAGTTTAAACAGCGGGGTCAATATAGTAACTGGGCACACGCACCAGCTCACCGTGCATCCGCTGAGTGACTATAATGGAACGAGATATGGCATTCAGACTGGAACATTGGCTGACCCAAATGCGGAACAATTCATCCATTACACGGAAGACGGACCAAAAGATTGGCGCTCAGGCTTTGCCTTGCTATCGTTTGAACGGGGTAGACTAATGCTTCCAGAGCTAATACAAGTCTGCGGTGAAGATGAATTTGAATTCCGTGGCTGCATCAACAAGGTTTAAACATGAAGCTTACTTCGTCAATACTTCGCAATCTCTATTCAGCGATCTACTGCATGAAGCCGTTTGATCGTTGGGATATGCCTTTGCCTGAGCAAATCAGCTTTATAGTTGACCAAGACCCAGAGGTGATGGGCACTTATTTATATGACGATGGGGAGCAGTTTGAACACGTCATCACCATTTCAACCAAAAAGTGTGGTCATTTAGCAACAGTTATTAGGGTGCTATGCCATGAATGCGTGCATATGAGCCGTTGGAAGACCAATAAATGGTCACATCACGATGCAGAGTTCCGTAGGCGAACTAAGGTTATCAGCGATGAACTAGGCTTCGATCCGCTGGAATTGTAGCCAAAAGGTATATATCAAATATATACGTTTGTACCTAAAAGTGTTGATTGCGTATACATATTGCTACCCATATGTATAAAAAACTGCAAAAAGTATACATATCCCGTTTGGGAATATTTACCTAAAAATGTAGCATATATTACACATTCTTCCCGTTTGGGAAATAAAAAAAGGTTGCAAAAAGCAACCTTTTGGTACTAATTGGGGAGTCATACCCCCCGTTAAATCACTTCTTTTTTGGCTTGTACAAGTCTTCAAAAGTAGATGTTACCGCTTTAAGCCAAAACTCATAGGCTTGTTTAGTGCGGTCTAATAACTGCTCATACTGCTTTTGTTGCTCTTCAAATGTAAACATGGTTTTCTCCATAAATTATGTTGCGGTGCACCAATTATACAACAACTTATATATTTCGGTGGTAGATGTCGTTGGGATTATCCAACATTGCTTTAATAAGACTTTCCATATTAAAGAAGTATTGAATAACCCTCATGCCGTCATGCGTGTATATAGTAAAGCTCATTTGGTAGCAATCAGATAAGCGCCATAGTTGGCAAAACAGTACCCAGAGTACATACAAGCAAGCCCCATATTGCCCTTAAACGCTTGTTCTATGGCTATGTAAGCATAGATTAGCCCTGTAACTATGATGAGCCAGCTACTCACTTTCTACACTTCTTCTGCACGTTTATAGGGTCTTGTTTAGTAACTTCAGAGCAAGCGTAAACAGGCTCTCTAAGAGCCATTTCCATCGCAACAGACATTAGGTTAAAGAAACCAATGAGGAATAGGGTAAACCCTACTACACCAAAGAACTTCATTTCTCTTGTGTCTTTCTTAGATTAGCATCTACCATCTGGGTCTTCTTCTTTTCGCTTCTTTTTCGCCAAAGGCTTTTCGTTGGCAATTGCTCTAGCCCGCTTAATAATAGATGCGCTGTCCTCATCGGGTCTAACTTTGTACTCATCAATTGCTTTGGTAAGCATAGCCACAATTCCCCATTGAACAAGGGTTTCGAGTCCTTCTTTATCGTATCTAACTGTAGCGTCAGCCGAGCCATCTTTATTTTCCTTAATAATTTTTACTGAAATTTCCATGCTATTCTCCAAAAGTTAATACTGGTTTATCTAAAGCTTCTAATGACCACGTTAAATACCGCCTAATCTCTTCTATATTTTCTCCACCAGACGTGGCTCTTGTATGACCTAGCGGTTTCCCTAGGTTATCGTAGAAAACCTCTCTGATCTCAAGATATAGATCGTCTGCGCAATCCTCCTCCACCATCTCAACTAGTCGTAGATTCCACGTCATGATTTTGCACCTTTCCATAGACTTGTAAAGTAACTTTCAAAATATATTGTATGTCGTTTAAACTTAGCTGCCCCAGCAGCTGAAGAATCTTCATTACCGCAATGTCGTTATCTAGGGGTTGCGGTTTTACTATCGTTTCAATCATTTTTCATTAACCTCCATTGCTTTTTCAAACATCTCTTTCCAATACTCTATTTCAGCTTGTAATTGTTCAATTACTTTTAAAGCATCTTCTAATACTTTAATTTGATCTATGTTCATTTCTCTTGTGCCTTTCTATCATTTTCAAAAATAATTTTTTCAAACTTTTTCATATCATCCATGACTTGTTTATTAGTTTTGCCTGATTTAAGAGCAATCCATCTAATGTTTTTCTTTAATTCTTGTTTAATATTCATCATCTTTCCTTATAAATTTGGTGGAGGGAATTTGGCTGATACCATTTCCAAGAGTTCCTCTTCTGTCGTTTTAAAGGTTCGCTCAAACAACTTTCGACCCAATCCGTGAATACTGGAATTTCCCCGATGATGCTCGGTGCAGAGCGGGATAACAGGAGACTTGCTTCGTATGCCACCTCTCCTAATGTGATGGATTTCCGCTGGAGTCCCCTCGTAGCCAAGTGTGTAGCAGAGCGCACACCCGAATTCTGCAAGTTTTCTAAAGTGATCTTTTTCATCTTTGGTCGTCATGTTTAAACGTTACTTAATGCGTTTAGCTATTTCACGCTGGACATACCAAACCGCCTTGCGTAAGTCTTCTACCGCATTATCTTTCTCGTCTGCCCGCCATATGTATTTCATAGCGTTACCAAGATTGAACCCCATGTGTTCGGTAATCTGAATGCACTCTACCCCCGATGGGTGGGTGGTGTAGTGCCTAGGGTGATTAACAGGGTCGTGTTTGGCTTTCATTTCAGTAACAGTATCGTCACTATGTTGCATCCAACCGCCAAAAGGTATCGGTTCTCTTTCCATTTAATCCTCGCAATAGATAATAAATAAAACATAAAGAAAAAAGCAAGTTATGACAAACCCTATAAGGGCAAAAGTGGTTACTAATACAGTAATCATTTGTTCACCAATAAAATAATAAGCAATACACAAACAAGCAACACTTTATAAACAATCCAAGTCCAATACTGTCGTTTAAGCATGGCGGGATCACCAATAAGATAAGTCTGTAGCCTTAACATATCGCTATCTTCCTCCACATACTTGGGCGGTTGATAATACTTCCCTATCTGAATACCAGTAGTAGTCATATAGGGGGTTTGACTTGGGCTAGATTTAAGCAACTCTTTTTTAGAAACTCTCTTTGAAACGCTTCGGAGCATATCCCGTAGAGTCTCTGCGTTTAAACGGTCATCAGTTGTAAATGTTGTCATGCTCTCTCCTTAAAGGATCTATCATCAAAAAATACATATTTAAATTTATCAGTTGGAACATCATAAAAGTACTCTCCCTCAGCAATCGCAGTATTCCTTACCTCAATCTGCTCATGCTTAAGAATTTCATCTGTGTTTATCCATAGTCCATGTTTAAAGTCTCCGCTTACAACAAAGTAAATGGTAGGCAAATCATTGTTAAATAACTTGGCTTTCCTAGATGGAATATGAATTGTTGAATACATAATAGGAAAACCACAAAACCATTGCCGTACCTCTATCTCTATATAGCCAACATTAACTCCATCCCTACTACAAACCAAATCTACTTTGTACTTTTCAAAGTCATCTGCCTTGACGTTCCAATGAGATTCAACCCACCCCTTTACCACCATTCTTGATGGTGGATCACAGGCATCGTGAACCTCTTGGTCAAATGGTTTGTATGCGCCAATCATTTTAAGTATCGTCTAGTCCAAAGAAACTCTTCTTTTTCTTTTGCGCCCGCATCAATTAACTGTTGCTCTTGATACTTCCTACTGGTAAGACCAACGTATATGCCCTTATCTATATAACTTGGGACGTACAATAGATCTCGCAAAACATAACACTTGTGTGGTGTTTTTGGACAAAATTCTTCATATAAATTCATAATAAATAGTACCCCGCCATAAATGTATTAACAAGAATCTTAAAGGTAATACCTATTAAGAATAGCCCAACAAAAAACGTAAGGATTAGTCCAAACCACAAAATAATGGTGCAAGCTAAATCCCAAATAGACTGCAAAAATATATTCATACTAGCTCCAATGATGGTTGTTTAAGTCTTTCTTTTTGTAATGCTTCATACTCAGGGTTCAGCTCGCTGCCAAGATACATCCTGTTTAAACGCTGTGCTACGGCAGCCGTAGTTCCTGAACCCATAAATGGATCTAGCACAATGTCTCCTACTTTGGTACTTGCAAGAATGCAAGGCTCAATTAATTCGGGCGGGTATACGGCAAAGTGCGCACCCTTGAATGGCTTGGTAGTAACAGTCCATACAGACCGCTTATTAGCCATCTCGTAGCTCTTCTCTAGTCCCGAATGGGGACTAAGCCCTGATCCCTCGTTGTGGTACTTGCCATCACTCCTATCTCTAGTACCCCAATCTTCTTTAACAGGCTCTTTAATAGCCTCGTTGTCAAAGTAATATTTGGAGTTCTTGGTCAATAGAAAGATGTATTCATGACTCTTCGTGCAACGATCCCGCACAGACTCAGGCATGGGGTTAGGCTTGCTCCAAATGATGTCCTGACGTAGATACCACCCATCCGCTTGCAAGGCAAAGGCGACCCTCCAAGGGATTCCTATAAGGTCTTTTTCCTTAAGCCCCTCCTGTTTGTTCCCTCGTCTAGCACACACTTGCGGTAGGTCTTGTAAATTATTAGAAACAGTTTGCTTAACCAAAGCCTGACCCTTGCCACCCCTATAGTTATAGTAGCTATCACCAAGATTTAACCAAACCGTTCCGTCATCCGCCAGAATGTCTTTAACTCGTTTAAACACATTGACTATAGCCGCCACGTATTCATCGACTGTTTGCTCAAGACCAATCTGACCATCAACTCCATAGTCTCGTAACCCAAAGTAGGGGGGAGAAGTGACACAAGTTTGTACTGTAATGCCTTGCTTGTGCCAATCCTCCATGATGGTACGGCAGTCTCCGAACTCGATGCGGTTCATCTTCCGTAGCCTACTCTGTTGCCATTGTTGTCGTAGATGTTGCGAGTGCCCTGACTATTCTGCACTTCGTAGCCAACACGGCTACCATC